AATCGATCATTTTTAAGTCCTTTCAAGGTTATAGGGGTGCATCGGGCAAACTGGCGCGGATTTCCGAAGGTGTCCAGGGGACCGGCCCGGCCGCATCGGGAAATGGCCACACTACAAAATCCTGTAGGTTCGCGGTCATTGTGGAATACGGCCCGGTCTTAAACAGCGCATAGTAGGCGTGCCACACTGTCATTAGTTGGACCGGTTTGCCCTTGTAGTGTCCTTTGGTTCCCGGCCGTGGCCACGTTTCCCGCGTCGGATACCGGTCCGGCCGTGGGTCATGCTTGTAGCCCGGTATCGGTGATTCATTCATGTCAAACACCCCTACAGTCTGGACATTCTTTATATCCTGAATAATTTTCAAGCCATTGGTTATAAGGCGTAACACAGCCACATGAACATGTGGGTGTCAATGGATCCCCTTTTTTGTCAAACTTAACCGACGCGTCGTCGGTGTCATAGTAGGTCCGCCATTTGCACGCGTCGCACCACATGCCATAAGCACCACGCGGGAAACCATAAAACAAGGGTTTGCCAGTTTGCCCAATGGCCGCGTCGCAGTGAAAACAGCGCGCGGCCGCATGCGCTTCAAATTTAGGAAATGTTTTTTGTTCTATCATGCGGCCACCTTTAGCATGCGCTCGCACGCGTTTTCGTAGATTTCGAGCGCGTTATCTGACAGGGTTTCTACTGACAGCGTAGAGCGCGGCGTGAAATATTTCATTAAGTGGCAAAGCCGCGCGTATTCCCTGGACCATTGGCCACCGTGGCAATGTGAGAGGGCCAAATAGTAGGCTTCGCAGATATCAAATCGATCAAAATACATGTTTTGCCCCTTTAAACAGTCTGTAAACGAATGACGCGCTTTTGGTGGCCGGTGGCATGGTCCGCTATAACGATATCGCGCGCTTGGATTGACGTGCCCGCGCATAAGGTGCATTTGGCGCACGTGGACTTTTTGCCACCCTCCGCGCTAGCCGGGCAAATGGTTTCGCCTGGTTGTTTGTCCACGCCTACAGATACGCGGAAAACCCGCATACCCATTAAATTAGCGCGCGCGGCCTGATCGATGTTATCGGCCGATGCCATTACAAGCGGACCCCACGCGCTGGCGTCAAAATTTGGGTTTTGCCACTGGTGTGTGTAACCACGGCGTCCAGCCGCATAGCGCGTGATTTGGGTCCACATGCGGACCGGCGCGGCGAACGGGTCGCCGTACGTACCAAGCCGGACAATTTTGCCTGCCAGGGCGCGCGCGATTGTGGCCGGGTCCGCTTTGGTATAGCGGCCGCGCTTGTATGCGTTAAATACAGACAGCACGGACCGGCCCACATTCACATAGCACGGCGCTTCGCCCGTCTCGCTGGCCACTAGCGGCCGGTGGACACAATCGCCGCAAATGCTTACGTCGTCGCCGGTCTTAAGCGCGTCGACGGGCGAAACATCGGACCGGATAATGAAAGTCTGTACAAGCGCGCCGGTCTTTTCATTTTCGCTGTCACTGTCAATTTTGTTGACAATCACCACGATAGGCGCGCCGTCGATTTCAGACGGACCTTCGTATGCGATAAAACCCAAAAATTTCTTGTTCATGTTAAGCCCCATAAAAGTAAAAATAAGCGGCGAACGGCGCGCCGATGCATGCGGCGAACAGCAGCGCGTCGATGATTTCGGATAATTTCATGTTTTGCCTTTCAATAAACCACGTAACCTAATTCGGCGTTTAGATCGCGCCCGGCGCCTTCCCAATGCACCGACGCGGCGTAAGCCAAATGGTTGTAAAAATACTTGTAATAACCAAGCATATCGGTGTCGTTTAATTCGGCCGGCATGTTTTCGCCAGCGTCAGAATCGGCGCATGCACAAAGCAAAGAATCCAGGCGCTCTAAATCCGCGTAAAGTTTGCCAGCTGCGCTGCGATATGCGCTGCGCTTTTCGTCGAGCGCTTTGGCTTGTTGCAGTGTTATGCCATCGGCGCACATGGTGGCCCAAACCGGCGTTGTTTCCGGCAGCGATGCAAGCCACTTGTTAAGTTGTTTAGATGTCAGTTTTTTCACGGTTTGCCTTTCGTTTATACAGTGTTTGTCCTTCCCGCGAGGGAGATTCGAGCGTAACGGATATTTTTACACTTGTAAAGGTGTTTGTTACAACTTGTTACAACTTTCGGTTTGTGGACGCCGTGGACCGATTGTGGACGGCGTGAAAGCGCGGACATGGTCCACGTGTGACGCCCCTATTTATGCGGGTTGTAGGGGTTTGTGGACAATGTGGACAATATAGTTTAATGATCAAGTTTTTTGTTTATATGGCTGTAAGGGATATTGTTGCAAATGGGGTACAGCGAATTAAACCGGGCGTCCAAAGTGTCCACATTGTCCACACTCGCCCGGCGCGGACTCTGGCGGGAAAAAAAAGTTAGTAGGCACTAACATAAATGTGGACTGTCCACATTGTCCACAAACTACAGTTTATACAGTGGTGGATGGATATACAGTACTTGGTTTTGCATTTGGCCGCGCGGGTAAATGTGGACTGTCCACATTGTCCACAAATACATGCGTCAATGCTTATATGTTTATGTGCTTACATGCTTACATGCTTATGTGCTTATGTAACCAGGTACTTATATAAGTGCTGGCTTACTTAAGTCCTGGCTTATATTCGTGTATGCGCATGGCTGGATGCCAGGGTGGATTTTGCTGGAGGGGGGAGGGGTAGGGCCGAGCGGATGGGCCAACGGTAGCGTAGCGTTCACGAACAATTTTTTATTTTTTAATATAAGATGCACGCACGCATCCACGCGGCCATACAACTATGAGTTTCCATTCACTGCCACTTGTCATCAACGAAATACGCGCCACAGAAGCGGTGCTTAACCGCATCTACGACGCAGCCAAGCTCGGGTTAAAGGGCGACAACTTAGCGTTGGCGGCTGGCATGGTGCCCACCGCCTACCGGCAGTTGTGCGAGTTGGATAGAGTGGCGCAGTTGGCCGAACAAAAAGGCCGCGCTGATGGGGAGCTGCTGGCGTCTAAGCAGTTGCACAAAGCAGCCGAAGAGGGCGACGCTAAGGCAGCGCTGGCTATCTTGCAAAACGTCCACGGCTGGGTGGCCAAGCAGGCCATCACAGTGGATGTCAACCAACAGATCAGTATTCTTGGTGCGCTGGCCGAAGCCGAGCGCCGAGTCATTGATATGGGTACAATAGACGAAGCCCCGACGAACGGTAATTCGACGGGGCTTCTAATCAACAACCGTAAAGAGGACGGCGATGACTCATCAAATTCTAACCCAAGAACACCTGCACTTTCTGCTCGATTACGACCCCAACACAGGGCTATTCCGGTGGAAAAATCCAGCTAGTAACCGAGTCCGTATTGGGTCAGTTTGCAATTGCTACGACAAATATGGGTATGTTGTTATCCGCGTTGTTGGCAAACTGTTTAAAGCACATCAACTTGCGTGGTTGTATATACACGGCAAATTTGCACCTGAGTTAGACCACATCAATCAAATCCGCGACGACAACCGAATTGCTAATCTTCGCAAAGCATCGCGGTCAATGCAAATGCACAACGCTGGAATGCTGCGCAACAACACTTCTGGCGCTAAAGGTGTAAGCTACCATGCCGCATCTAAAAAATGGCACGCCCGTATTTGGATTGCGGGTAAATGTCATAGCATAGGCTATTTCAGCACCGTTGAAGAAGCACAAAAGGAACGCAATGCAGTCCACAATTTACTCTGCTGAAGATGAAATGGAACTTATGGCGCGGCTATGGTCGCCCAAAGTTAAAGATGATCTTTTGACGTTTGTGCTGCTGGCTTTTCCTTGGGGTGTTAAAGGCACGCCTTTGGAACACTTTAATGGCCCACGTAAATGGCAACGTGAAGTGTTGGCAGACCTATCAAATCACATTGCGCAAAATAAAGGCAAGATTGATTTTGATACTTTTCGCATGGCCGTGTCGTCTGGGCGCGGTATCGGTAAGTCGGCGCTGGTCAGTTGGTTAGTGCTTTGGATGTTGTCGACCCGTATTGGCGGCTCCGTCATTGTCAGCGCTAACAGCGAAAGCCAACTTCGATCGGTTACTTGGGCCGAAATTACAAAATGGTGCGCCATGCTGATCAACAGCCATTGGTTTGAAATTAGCGCCACACGCGTTATGCCAGCCAAATGGCTAACTGAATTAGTTGAACGCGATTTGAAAAAAGGCACCCGCTATTGGGCAATTGAAGGGCGGCTGTGGTCTGAAGAAAACCCAGACGCCTACGCCGGTTTACACAACGCGGATGGGGTTATGCTAGTGCTAGACGAAAGCTCTGGCATTCCAGACCCTATTTGGTCCGTTGCTGCTGGTTTCTTTACAGAGAACACCCCGAACCGCTTCTGGCTGGCGTTCTCTAACCCACGGCGCAACACCGGGTACTTCTACGAAACGTTCCACAGCAAACGTGAGTTCTGGCAAACCAAGGTGGTGGACGCCCGCACCGTGGAGGGCACGGACAAGCAGGTCTACCAGCAGATCATTGATGAATACGGACCGGACTCATCGCAGGCGCACGTCGAGGTGTACGGCGAGTTCCCGAACGCTGGCGACGACCAGTTCATCTCCAGCCTGGTGGTGGACGACGCCATGAAACGGCCTCAGTACAAAGACCCAAGCGCTCCAATCGTGATCGGGGTAGACCCGGCGCGGTTCGGGGCAGACGCCACCGTGCTGGCGGTCAGGCAAGGGCGGGACATCGTGCGCATCATCAGGCACCGGGGCGACGACACCATGACAGTGGTAGGGCACGTCATTGAGGCCATTGAAGAATTCAAGCCTGCGATGGTGTTCATTGACGAGGGCGGGCTGGGGGCGGGCATCGTAGACCGGCTGAAAGAGCAACGCTACAAGATCAAGGGCGTCAACTTCGGCTGGAAGTCACGCAACCCGGCCATGTACGGCA